CTACCCTGATAGCCGAAACTAAATCCCCATCTCCAGTCTGGTGCGTAACGCCTGATGCAGTCTTGTCCTGTGGGTCTTTAGCAGAGTCGTACACATAGAACTTGCCGTTGTCCCAGAAGCAAGAGTCTCGATTAACTCCATCGTACAGCTCAAACAATCCGAGACATTTGGTAGCCTGTGCGGTTGCGGAATTCGACCAGGCGGCACGGCCATAAGATTTCGTACAGGCATTTCTGGTCCTGCGAAGATCGAAGTTAAGGCCGCCCACGTCATGAACAGCAAATACATTCTCCCCTATCTGCTTGAACAGACTACTGTCATCCTGTGGCACATCTACTTTCCTGCCCAAGATTGGCAGTATTTTTAACTCACGAAAATTCATACCCAATAGTACGGGTCTGTTATCCCGCCCTGTGTGTCCTTCTTATATTGAGGCACAAACTCCACTGGCTCGTCTGCTCGATTCAAGTCAGCGTCTATCAACTTTTCTATCCAGTACATAGCATTGCCAGCAGCGGCCTGAGCTTTCGGGGATAGCTGTAAGCCTGGCAAAAGCCGATGACATTCTTGAAGGCAAACACAGACAATAGCATGAAACCCGAGCATGTCCGGTACAAAGCTGTGGGAAGCATCATCATCCGCAAACGTTCCATGGTATTGCTGATACCAAGCACGAACAGTCACGGTTTCGTCCAGTTGACAATTGAATAAAAATGTGTTGCCAACCCTGGTATAGTGCCTTGGCTTACCGTCGGTGTTGCCGCTATAACTAATGTACCTGTATCGGTCATGAAAGTCCCGCTCGGGCAAGTAATGTATCCGTGCATTCTCGCCAGTACTAGACTTTATCCATTCAAGAAACAGGACTTCTTTAATATTGGTAAACGAAAAATCGGATTCGGCAATGCTATACTCATCAGCAGTCACATCATGTGTTGCTGGCGTGGTTGCGCGCAGATAGGAAAAATTGTGCATACCACTAATGTGCTCCGCTGCCAGGTCTATCAAGTTATCAACAGACGTATCATGGCTGGTAACGTCAAGATTAGGAATATATGCCTTCAGTTGAGCAATAATGTCAGTTCGTGTCTTATTCGCCATCTGGCTTCTCCGCTAAGAGTGCATCCAATTCTGCCTGCTTCTCGGCTATCTCTGTCTTTAAGGCATCTACCTTGTCCTGATTAGCCAATTCCCAAACTACCAGCTTGTCTACTAGCCGAGGCTCAGGCTCCCATTTTCTGCTGAGCTTATTGAACTCAGCATAGCTGAAAATCTGACCTGCCTGCTCAACATAACCGTGCTTGCCCCTTACAACAATGCAAGCGTCCTCATCATGTCTGAATCTAGTTCTTGGCCTACCGGGGAGTCTGGCAGGCTCAAACGCCTTAACCTCAGCCCTGGTCGGTTCAGGCTCCTTAACCACAGTTTTCTTCGCTGTTGCTCTTTTTCGTATTGGTGTCATTACTTACCTCCGTCCTTTTGCGTTGCCCTGGTAATCCAAGGCATATTCTCATCTAACCTTGCCAATATAGTCTTCAACTGCTCATAGATACTTTCTACAAGCATTCTCGTATCCTGAGGCGGGTTGCCAACCTCGCCACCACCAGTTACACCAGAAGAAACGTATCTGGGATCACCTCCTTCTGCATCTGGCAGCACGGTCATTCTTACTCTTTTTGTGAATGTTTGGCCGTCCATTGTAAACCCTCCTAATAGTATCGATTAATACTCCTGGTGCTGGGGATTCCGTACACTTTGGATACCCCAAGTCGTTGAGTTGGCAATGATTGCGCCATATACCCCTGTATTTATGAAGCAGATAACAGGGGCTACAGTATGTGTCGGCTTGGATAGAGTAATCGTTATACCAATGTTTTGTAAGATTCTGCTTGCTACTGTGTGTAAGAAAACAAATCTTTGGGGTTTTAAAGCAACCAGCCGCATTAAGTAAACCCGTTTCGGGACCAAGAACCAAATCAGCATACTTCGCAAGAGCTGCCGAATACCTGAAACTCTTCTCAAGCTGAGGTAAATTAATGACTCTTTCGTGCTCAAAGGTGAGAAGCTTGCCCTGGTAGTTGGCTGTCGGGATGATAATCGAGTCTTTAAACTCGTCCAGCACACGCCTAGCAACGATTTCAAAATATCGGTACACCTTTTGCACAGATGAACCAAACAACGCCCACAGGATAATAAAAGCCTTTTTGTGCTTTCGTCTAAACTCCTTGGCAATTCGCTTTTCCTCTTGGCTGAAATACAGCTCTCCAAGAGGTCTGTTCGGCTTATATCCTGCCTTGGTAATTTGGTTGTCATACCAGTTTACGCCCTTGCTTTGTTTTCTCTTCCAAGCCAAGCATTTATAATATTCCGGCTGCGGGAAAGCAAAGATATAATTGTTTTCCATCGTGCCTGTAAGGTTAACAACCTTATCAAACCCTTTCCCGACATTTGCCCAATGCTCATCTAAGTTCTCCGAGTCGATGCTACCATCCACATGCGGCATTGTATCGTACACATACGGATTGTATCGCAGCATATCCAAAACATTCTGACTAGCATTGATTGTAATCCTGTAACCATCTTTTGCCAAATACGGTAATAACGAGCTAGCAATAATTCCGTCACCTAATGCTCCATTCAATAGCGGATGACTACACAAGTTTTAGCCATCCGCCTTTTCCCTCCAATTTCCTTATCATACATGAAGAAACACTCTGCCGTCCTTGATAACATCTTTGTCTTTATCTGGCCTAGCATAGCCACTTGGCGTTTCGCCTAGTTGCTTTCCAATTTCTTTAACCGTATCTATGAACCTTTCGTTAAGGTCTTCGTATTTAACATACACAATTCTTTCTCTATAAAGACTGGCATTCCAACCAGCCACATGCGCCCAGTGCTTGTCCGTCATAGTTTTGTACTGCTGATACTGATGTCGCAACATTCCCCCTACAGGCATTGATTCGGCAAACTCTTCAGCGGTTTCGCATTTTGGCCCTTCCAACCAAGGGAGACCATTTATGTGTTTACGATAACTTTCCATTACATCTTCAGGATTGCGGTAAATGTAAAAGACAGTATACATTTCCATGATTTCAGATAGCTTAGTCTCAAAAAACTCCACATCATGATGGCTCTTGACAAAAATAGGTCTGCTGTCCTTCTGATGAAACTTCCGCAATAAATCTAGCATGTTCCCAGCAACATAAAGATTATACGCAATGGGTTCCAAGCTGATATATTCCCCCTTCCCTGCATACCCGAAGTTCATGCTCAGCGTATTAATAAGAAAGTGGGTGCCTGACCTTGGGAAACTGACCACCAGTGCTTTTTTCATTGTGCAGTCACCTGCTTTATAATATCATACATCTGGTCATAGTTTTTTAGCGAATACCTATCTTCTGCCCATTGTCTATACTTGGAAGAATCATAATCGTCGTTTTGTATAATTTGACAAGCTGATTCTACAGTGTTAAACACACACTCTTCTGGAAACTGATCGATAGCTCCAGGCCAATTATGAACCACAGGCTTTATGCCCTTTGCCATAGCTTCTATGACATTATTAGGGTTCCCCTCACTCATCGATACAGACAAACAGCAATCCATCATATCCCACCAGCTATCGAGCATTTCAAACTTTAGCCTGCCATACCAATAGAACTTCCTGTGAGATTCATGACATATATGATTGATGTACTCTAGCAATGCCCAATCTTGGCAGGCACCAGCCAGGTGGAGAGAGTATTTGCTAGGTAAAGCTGCTAAGACCTGTGCAGCCAACGTAAGATTCTTCTTGGGATGAATGAAACATACCATACCGATGTTGTTGTTGAACGTTCTCTCCTTGAACGTCCATTTCTTGGTATCAACAGAATTGTAGATAAGTGATGTTGGGATATTAATATCATTTTCCTTAAACCAATCTTCTACCGCCTTCTTAATAAAGCTATTTACAAACACCATATGATCTACTTTGTTCCAGTCTATTTTTCTCCACTCAGGCTCAAAAAACTCGTAACGCCTCATATAAAAGATATTCTTGGCATTTGGAAAGTGTTCCGGTCTTGTATAGCCATTAGACCACATATGAAGCACTACATCGGGATCAAATCCGTTAACGCCATGGATAGCAACTCCCACGGTATGCCCTCGGATTTTAAGATAGTCAGGCACTAACTTTTGCCAAGGTAGCTTCCAGTCTGGTGTTAATACAAGAATCTTCATATCAGGTTACAGTCCTTACAGAGTCTTAAATGTTTCCCGCCACCATTCAAATGAGCATCCCGATATTCAAGATAGGCAGGAGCGTTATATATTTCGTCCAATGGCTGACTCCTCAAATTTCCAAATACCACCTCATAGTTATAGTCAGAACAGCACAGAATAACGTCACCTTGCCAGTTGATATACAGCTTTTTGTTCGGCCAAGGGCACCTGTCCAATTTGCTTTCCCTGAACACATCCACATGCCCCGCTCTGTTATAAAAGCTAGGCATCAATGCCATAAGACCAAAATGGTTAACTTGGGGATATGTTTCATCCTCTACTTGACCTAATTCCTTAAGGTCATAATGGTTAATATATAATGTGCTGACGCCCGCCTTTAACAACCCACACACATTTCCGTCAAGCAAATCCCCATTGGTACTGAGTCGTATGTTGTTATTCGGGAACCAATACCGTATGAGTTTTACAACATCCAATATACGCTCATCACACAACGGCTCTGCCATTAAATACGGATTGATACGCCCCTGATAGCCATGCGTGTATAACTCAGACAAGACGTGATTCAATAGCTCCATCGGCATCAAGCTGTCAGGCCGTTTATCCAGCTTGCTGTTCGGACACCAAGAGCATTTACGGTTACAGTAATCAATCGTTTGAATCTGTACCGATTTGACATTTTCCAACAAAGAACTCATAAGATGGCTTTGCTATCCTTGCATGTACGGTGTACTTTTCCAATTTTTCAACTTTAAGTTTGCAAATATTTATCAACACAAACAGGTCTCTGTAATCAAAACCCCAATCATACTCCTCATGGTATGATTCACCCAATGGAATATTCAGTATCACTCGTCCATCTGGTTTAAGAACACGAGATATTTCCTTATAGCCTGCAAACCTATCCTTTGGGTCCACATGCTCAAGAACGTCCAAAGCTACAACATAGTCGAACAAGTCATCATCATAGGGTATATTGGTAACATCTGCTTGCACTGCGTTCATGTGCCACATTTGTTCTACGAAATCTACATATTTTAATGACATATCCGTGGCTCGATAATTCATGGCATTCAAAAGAATAAGACGTATTGCAGCGAACGTCAGACCGCTACCAACACCTATTTCAAGAATAGACTTGTGATAGAAATCATAGTCCAATAGCCTTTTAACAAGTGCTTGACGCTTCCAAATATTATCAAGCAAGCCACTTTCTGTGCCTAATACAGCTTTGTGTTTGGCTGCATGCTTGTCCCAATAATTAACAGCTTCCTGCTGCATCAATCGTATCCTTATATAGCTGCTCTATCTCCCCTAAATGGCTTTCCATAGAAAACCTTTGCCTGTTAGTAATCAGCTTCTTGCGTATATCTCGATGTTCTCTCCATCTTTCGGTCAACTCTGGTAAAGATTCTACGCTTAACCCAACTTCGTGCTCGCTCACAAACTCTTCAGACCACTTAGCGTTCATGGCTACTACCGGAACAGCAGCAGCTATATATTCGAACATTTTATTGCTGGAAGTCTTAGCCCACTGGGTTGTAGGAAAAGTATTACCCACTAATCCCCAGTCGTGCTTTGTGAGGTTTTTAAGCACATCCATAAAGGAACAAGGCTGGTGAACAAAAGCAACGTCATCAAAAGTAGCATGGAAATCTTTATCAGTACGAATGGTATAAATATGAAAGTCCAGCCCAAGGCTCTTAGCCTCTTCTGCAAGACCTTGGTATTGGCAATATTTGAATCCGTAGTTACTATTCGTGTTTTCTTTTTCAAGTGACACCTTTCCTTGATAGACTAACCCCCCTTGCCACTCATAGCATCTGTATCTAAACAATCCGCTGGGCACATAGCTTGGAATAACAGCATAAGGCTGAGTTAAATTATACTCTTTACAAACATCATCACGAACGTAATTACTAACGAAATTAAGGCCGTCTGCAAGTTGAAAGTTAGTATGCTCATCTACGGTATATCGAGTGACCTTATTTTCGTTATTATTAGCCTTTTCAAGTTCTTCTTGAGTTGTTCTGGTTAGATATGTATCGTGGATATCAAGTAATACAGGCTTATTACAGACCTCTTTAATCATAGTAACAAACCACGATGGTTCATTATGCACATGAAATATGTCAGCATGACTGGCATGAAGCTTTATGGCTTCGTGCAGATTTTCCAAATCATTACACAATGAAACAGACGTAAACTTGTCTCTCATAGTAGGTAACTTCAAGCAAACCAAATGAACGTCATGGCCCTTGTTTATCAAGGGAAGGGCAAACTTTACTACCCTTATACAACTATGATATGAGACCATGACTATATTCATACAAACTGCTCGTAAAACCGTTCCAATTTAAAGATATGATTTTCCATAGCGAACTCTTGGCGGTGCTTGATAACATTGTTCCTGCATATGTCTTTTTCGTCCCATCGCTCTACCAGCTCATCCACGCTGTCTACTATGATGCCAATATTGTATTCTTGTGCTAGCCTGGCACACTCAGATGCATTCATGACAACGATGGGAAGACCAGCAGCCATATATTCAAAGAGTTTGTTAGGGAAAGCCAAGTCCCAGTTGCTACACTTGTAAGAATTACCGACTAAACCCCAGTCATGACGAGACAAAGCAATCAGAAGATTTTCTAAATCTTGCGGGTCGAATACCTTGGCAAACTGTTGTAAAGCCCGTTTGTCTTCAATTCTATTTTTACCTAGATACACATAGAAATCCACCTTGGCCTCAGAGCACGACTGTGCCAGTGGGGTATAATTAGCGTAATCAAATACCTCCATACCCGGAACTTTAAGTCTTTCTTCGGAAACAACCAAGCCTTCATACGCCAATCCGCCAAGGTACTCTGCACCCGCATAGTTGTACCACATTTTTAACATATAGCTCGGCATTATAAGTGCTGGCTGATCTAACCCAAACTCTGATACAACCAAGTCCTTGAACGCTTCACCTGGAAATACCAACCCATCGGCAAGCTGAAAGTTGTTGCGTTCTTCCGTAACTATCCTGCCTCTGGGGTTATCGGTTAGAAGAGATTCTTCCTGCTGTTCTGGGGTGGTTCTAGCCAAAAAGCTATCATGAATATCCAAAACAATCGGTTTATCAGTTCGTTCTTTTAGAAATGTAACTAGCCATGATGGTTCATTATGAACATGATAAATATCGGTAGAATCGTCTACCAACTTAATACTGTTCGAAATTTGGCTTTGATTTTCGCATAGGTGAAGTGTTCTGTGCTGTTCCCAGAATTGAGGAACGTTCTCACAAATCATGCGAAGTTGGTGACCACGCTGTATCAGGGCAACAGCCGTCTTCTGTGCCCTGACACAAGCGTGTAATGTCACCATTGTGATGTTCATGTTACGGAGTATCCCATTTGCTATCGTGATAAATGGGGTGATAGTCCACAAAAAATGCCACTGAACCTGTGGTAGTGGCGGTGTTAGCCGCCGTACCTTTGTCTGTATCTGGTGTGGCACTGTCAATGGCAATGAACGTGCCTGGTCCAACCGTTGCAGAGGTGAATGTAACAGTACTGTTAATAGTGTACTGACTCACATCTGACGAGGTATGTTTAGCGTCCAGACTCGCCTCAACGCCGGTGTCCTTATAGAGTCGTGCAGTAACCTTATCAGCACTGGTGTTGGATAGTGTTGCAAGAACCAAGCAACCGAACTTTTTCAGCTTGATCGGCCCCTTGGGATACCAGCGAACCACGTGATCCGTAGTGGTGGCATCGGTTGTACCGAATGTAAACCCGCCAGCCGAGTCACCACCGCATTTCTTGGTCAACCCAAACCAGTGACGATGAATTACGCCGAATCTTGAATCATCATAATGAGCACCCATATCTCGTCACCTCCTTTAGGCTGAATCCAGTTTTACAATGTTATTGTCAGGGTCGGCTGCCCAGAAAATCTTATAGCCTGCAATCATGTACCAGGCTAAACCCTTGGAACGACCATAGTCGGTCAATTCCTTAGGTATAACTTCCGGGGCAATGGCAAGCCCTTCTAGAACAGGGCCACCTCCTGCGCCGAAAAAGTAAGCCTCTCCATATGCGCTGGATTTACCGATAGCATTGCTCAACCCGTGATTGGTTTTCACAAATCGAGTATCGTAGAACCTACCGAACTCACCAGACGCAGGGTACTTGGTGTACTGGAGAATGCTTTCCACATCATCGTAAATGTCCCGCTTGGACTGAGATGAGCAGATACACATATAGTTGTCACCGTCCCAAGGCTCGCACTTCATGGACTGGTACAGGTAGTCAATGATTTCCTTGACTGCGTATGTGTCCATGCCACGAGTTGCCGTAGCCGTAGCAGTACCGTTAGTGGTAAACACGCCGGTCCCGCTCTTTGAAGACACATAGCGGATTTTACAAGCGTCAAACTGCGCTTCCACGTCTGTGTCTATCACTTTAGCATAGTCATCCTTGAGAGCGGTCACTATTGGCTGTCGTACTCCAACCTGTCCTAAGCTCTCGTATTTACGGGTAAAGGGGATTGAATTCCCGTATTCGTAAAGGGTACACGTAGACTGATAGAACCTATGGGATCTAGCCGGAATAGTATCCGTTTCAGTCAGTGTCCCGCCCTGAGTCGAAATGTTTCCGTATTTATCAAACAGGAAGGTCTCACCTGCGTTCTTGCCCCATGCTTCACGAAGTTGACAGAATTGATGGAATTTCATGTCCGGCTGAGCTTGCCCAACCACTTCTCGTGTTAGCAAAGGGCTGTAGAGGTAGCCTCCCTGGGTTGATGTTGCCCAGAGTTGTCCTGGCATACTTTCTCACACTCCTTTACTATGTAAGTGACGGCCTCCTGTGAATTTTATCACGGTGTTGCCGGTGCATCTTGGCATAATCCTTGGGCGAGTAACCTTCATCCTCAGGTTCCATTGAGGGTTTCTTGGTCGTGTCGCCTTCAGGAAGTGCCGTTTCTTTGATTTTCTGACGTGTTTCCGTGGCTGACTTTTTGCCCATATCCTTGAACTTGTTTACCTTGGCTGTAACCTTCTTTGCAGCCTCCCTGATTATCTCGTCCACCTGCGAGGTGACAGAACCATACTGTTGAGTCTCAGCAGCCGCTAACTTGCTGGCTTCCACATCGAGTAGTTCCTGCATGTCAGTGTCCCTGAACTCCTCATTAATATCGGCAAAGTCACGTTTCGCCATGTCGTAATTGTAACGAGTGATAATCTGGTTAAGCTCAGTCTTGGTTACTGCCTCACCTTCTGGCTGTGGCGCAGTGGAAGTTTCCATCGGTCTATTCTCCTGTGATGGGATTCCAGAGTTGCCGCTGATAAACCTGTCAATCTCGGCAAAATCCAGCCCTGCATCTTCGTATCGCTTGATACGCTGACGCTCTTGTTGAAGTTCTTGTTCCAATTGTTCTGCCCTTGCCTTTAGTGCCTGTGCCCCTCTTGTAGAATCGGCATATCGCTTTTTCCAGTCAGTTTTGTCTACCTTAATAGGAGTCTCTGTCGGAGTTTCCTTTGAGGTATCCAAGTCGTCGGATTCAGGAAGAGTGGGGGATTCTTTAGGAACGAAAGTATCTGGAGTATCGCCCTTCTCAAACCCTGTCTCATCCAGCAAGCGATCCAGTGGTGTCTGGTCTGCCGCATCGTCGGGGGTTACAGTTTGTTCTTCTGGTGCCATTGTTTACCTCCTCTAGGGCTAAGGTTCTAGGTTCCCAGAGCCTAAGTCGTTAATATCCTCTGCCGCATCGAACGGCCTCGGCTTGGCCTCTCTGGCCAAGTCGTCAAACCGCATCTTAAACTCACGAAGGGCACGGACAGCTTCGATAAGCCCGTACCGGCGATATAAGTCATCAGTAGAATATGCCGCTTCTTCCAAATTATCGTGCAACTGCTGAAACTCGGGCAGAAACACCTTGAACCAGAAATCACTGCGCTGTGTTTCTTGAACCAGTCGGGACTTTTCGTTCTGCTCCACCTTTATCCTCCGCCAGTGCTTTCCAGACCTCCAACATCCGATCTCGCTTGTTTTCCTCAGATTCGTGCTGAAGCTCTATTAATTTTTGCTGAAACTCGGCGCCTGTTTTTTCCCGCTCCAATGCCTGCTCTTCACGGAACTGCTGTATCGCCATCATCATTTGCTGATTTTGCATCTGCTGCCGTTGTGCCTGGATTTGAGCCACTTCCTCGTCTGTCTTCAGGTCCACCTTCTCGAAACCGAACGCGTCATGAAACTCCTTGATAACGTCCGCCCACGGAATGTAGTCCTGCGCCTGTTCGGGAAGGGCGTTATACATCTTCACCATCGAGCCAATCTTTTCTATCTTCTCCATACGCTCAAAAAAGATGGATATACCTCGACCTATGATGTCTAAGTCGGTGACTATCATCTCGCGCTTTTCGTCATCGGACAACTCATCCAGCGCATAGCCTTCGTTCTTGAATATTTCCGTCATGCTGGGGTCGTTATCAAAGCCGGTTAGATACTGAATCATTAAATCACGGCTCATGTCGATACAACCGACCAGAAACCCTCGTTCTATGTCCTTGGCTATGGATTGGAAGTCCGACATCGCAGACGCTTTCTTGCCCGCATATATCGTTGCTTTCTCGCCTCTCGTGCCTCCGAACTGCTCCACGTATTCCGTTACTCCGTGGTCCTGCTCGTGAAGGCTGAACAGTTCTTGGAGCAACGGCATAGCAGCGTCGGGATCGAAACCAAGGTCGTGAAACTTGAACGCCTCCCCCTGATAGCCGGTCCTGCGCCTTACGAATTTGCCCGGGTAGAGTTCCTGAGCGTCTGCTTTACCCTCGTCCGCCAATGCCATAGAATCAATTTCCCGGACACCGAGCAGTTTCCACATCAAGTTGTCCATCTGCATATTGACGAAATCAACTATTGCAGACTCAATACCCCTAACATCCTCAGTCAAACCCTTGCCAATATGCCGAAATAGCACTGATAATGGACTATCGAACACATATGGAGGCTTTTTGTGCCAGAATGGGTTGTTCTTAGGGTTAAGGATGAGATATTGGTCGTTTGCAACCGTGAAATGGCAGTTTTCTTTTACTACCTCGTTGTCCTCATTGATAAGCGGTCCCCAGAAGTGGGACAGAAGCACATCCTTACGAAACCTGTTTTGCTCCTTGTAGATACCGAGTTTTCTGAGCCGGTTTTCCTCGTCCTCATCGAGTTTTTGCGGGTCTCCATAATCACCCTTGACCAGTTTCCCAATCTGGCTTTTGTCGTATATCCAGTTGCCCCCACCGTCCTTCAAGCTTGCCATCTTTTTGAGCTCAGGCAGTGTTATCCACTCGTCCTCAATGACTATCTTTCTGTCACGGGTGAAATAGAAGTTATATGGATTGACCGGCTTGCATTTCAGCTTTAACTCTCTGCTTCTGACAATCTCGCCACGGCTGGTATCTATCGAAAACCTGGAGTCGTCCTCGCCTACCCAGAATTTCATGATCATCAGGGCAAGAGTAAAGCCGGACTCCAGGGCTTCGGCTAACAGGTCGAGAAACTTGGCAGCCTTAAGGTGAACCTTGAGTCCACGCTTAGTGATGTTGCACTTCTTACGTCTTTCAGGGTCTTTGCCGGGATGCTCAAAGTCAAAGTAGCTCTCAGAGCTGATAAGTATCCGCTTGATGAGACGTACTGCTCGTTTTATCTTCGGCTTGGAGATAGGCGTGTACGCCTTTGACTGCCAGACTTCCTTCTTGCCGAAGTCCTTCTTGCACAAATATTGGTCATAGTTCTGGTCCCAGACCTTGCGAATACCCTTGTTTTCCTCAAATATCTGGTCCTTACACGCTCGATAATATGCCAATATCTTGTCTACTTGGGTTTGTCTCATTAGTCACCATGCCCATAAAAAATGTCTTCAATATTATAAGTCACGTAATCAAAACCTTTCTTAGCATGTTTCGTAGCCCCACCAGTAATTTCGCCTGCCGGATATTTCATACCATCAATACCTGCCCTGAGTAAAAACTCAGATGCTTTCTTATCTCCTCCCATTTCATTACTTAACGTTCTATAGAATCTACCGGCTGTGTTTTTCGTAGGAGCATACTCCAAATAGCGTAGTACTTTTCTACCTATTTTTGCATCACGCCCACCAGCAACAGGTGAGAATTTAGTTGGCCTATTGGCCCTAGCTTCTTCATACGTTCTGACAAGTCTCTCAGCTTCCCACCGCAACATTGTTCTTTGGTCTTTAGTTAGCGGTTTATCCCATCTTAAATACTCATAGGCTCCAGCTTTTTTCCCTTTATGTAGTGTAAGTGGAGTTACTACGCCTTTCCTCAAACTATCAGGTACAGTTGAATGCCATCGTGGACGACCAATTGGCTCTCCAGCCTTATTTATTTCTTGGACTAATACGTTCCAATATGGACTTTCTGTTGGGCCTTCTTGAAATTTTATAACTTTATCCCTACCCCACAACGACTTTACAATTTTACCTGGCTGAAAATATTCTCTAAGTTTATCAATTGATGGATACCCACCAGAATGTCTTGCATAGCTCTCAGCTACTTCTGGTATTTCAAAGTCAGCAGAATATAAGCCATACCCTCTTGCACCGCCACGAGTCCTCCCTAACATTTTAGGGTTCACACCCCTGCCAGTCTTCATGGCAGCATCGAATGCACCAGTACCACCACGCCAAGTCTTGATTTGACTGGCAAAACCTAACGGATCCACGGTCCTCGGAGGATTGAATATGCTCGGCTCACCTACCCCGCTCTTCGTCATGTATTGTGGGGGATTCTCAAACGGAAACGGTAACAACCTTGGTCCTGGACCTATACCCAACCTGCCAGTTAGCCACATTCCCAGTGCTTCTAAAGCAGACGGAGCACCCCTGATAGCTTCCAGTGTACCAGTAACCTGCGGTGATTGTCCTAACAGCGGTCTATTCATTTCTCCCAAAAGTTCTTCACATCGTCTTGAGGTAGGTGAAACCGTGCCGTTTCGTGCTTTAATTCCAGATATTTAATCACACGAGGGTCTTGAGGGTCTACCGCTTGACGAAGACCTACCTCTGCCGAGTCGTACCGCTTCTTTCCCGTCTGCCCGCACCTGTCGCACTTCATCTTCCAGTAAATCTCGTGCGACCAGGGAGAATCGTCAAACCCCCAACCTTCGAACTCCCACTGGTGCCTGGGACAGGTTGAAGGGATGTACTTATAACTGGTTGTCTCAACTGTCTCGCCACATTTGAGACATTGATACACTTTATGAATGTGGTCTGCTTTTTGTGCGGTAAAACAATATTTTAGGTCGCCACCGCAAGTATGTTTCATGTGAAGCTCCAATAAAAAAGGGGGATAGAGTCGTGGTCGGCCCGACTCTACCACCCCTTACCCAAGAGAAGGAGGAGATTCCCTAGCCTTGGGGATTATCCGTAAGTGTCACAAGGTCGTGTCTTTTGCCTTCTCATGGGACCAAAAACCTCCAGGTTGAATCTAAAATGCTCGATGTTATTAACAACTCTTCTGCCGACAGGCGTATCACGTGTAATCTCGGTCATGGGGCGGCTCATACAGCCGTACCTGAGCGCATCGTACCAGTGATCCTCAGTCTTGGTGTCCACATCTTCGGGTTTGTTCTCGTCTACGGGCAAATTCGGCAGGGTTCTGATGCCGTGCAGGCAATTACTGAAGATTAACAGGTTCGGTCTGCCGTCAGGACCGCTTTTTAGCCTTGAATGGATCTGATTCTTGCCGTTTATCCTGTTATTATCGCCAGGAATGATGGGAATCCCGGCAGACATCAGTACTCCTTGCATTTCGTCCTCGATAGACCCCATCATATGACCGGATTGGGTATTAATCTTAGGATCTGAGACCAAATACTCGATAGCCTCATGCTGACTTTTCTGTCGAATGCCGTGAGCTACGTCGGCAGCACTCAGTTGGCAACCAACATCGTCCTTCGGCTCCTGAAACTCGTCATGGGCAATACCGTACCACTCCTTATACACGTACAGCTTGTCATAAAAGTCCACGGCAAACCACAGCACGGCAAACGGATGGCTGTAACCCCAGTCCAGAGCTATAAACTTTGTCCATTCATGGGGGATAGGGAACGGCTGTATGACATGCAGGTCGTACCGCCATTCGGGAAACGCCTGGCCTGCAAACACATCCCAATTGCCGTACAACATCATTTCTCGTTCCCGCCACGGCAGTGCTTCGAGGCGTTTCACATAGTTGGGATCATTTTCAATGATTGTAGGATTGTCGTAAACCGTGGCAGGAATGAAACAACGAGTAGTGCCGGTTCTGTTATCAATGATAGGTTTACCGGGCTCGCCGGCCTTTACGAAGTACTTTCTAACCCATTGATGACCGATATTACCGGGATTGGAAGTAGCTCTTACTCTGGCAGGTATCTTAGGGTTGGTAGAACGGCAGGACATCTTCGAAAACGTGTATTGAGACTCGGTAAAGTGGGTAAGCTCATCATACCCCATATACTGATATTCCTGCCCTAATACCAAGTACTTACTGTTCTCGTCCTGCATGTGGGCAAATCGAACGATAGCACCGGAAGGAAATATCCACCTGTTCTCCTGCGCTCTCCACTTGGCACCCGGGTAGACCCTGTCAAAGACTATCTTCGACCTGTCAACTAAATCCTGAAGCTCGGGGAAGGTGCGCCTGAACAGAATAGCTCTGTAGTCGGAAAACTCAATGTACCTGAGAGCTTCCATCAACAAGCACTCGCTCTTGCCGCCACCCCTGGCACCGCCGTACAGTACCTCGAACTCGTCCCTGCTCATGAACTCTACCTGGGGACCAGGGTGAGGCATCCATTTCTTGTCATGTGCTTTCACGTATCTCCGGTAAGCCCACCTTCAGCGCAGGTTTGACCTTTCTCTTCTTCTTGTCCTTGTTAACCTTGAACTTTTCCAACTCTACGGCTTCGAGTACGTCAGTTAGCTTCAGCATGGAGGTTAGGTCCATGTCGTTAGCCATCTGTTGGTACAAATATGCTGCTATTAATCCACGGTTGTTCAAGATCAGATTTATCAACTTCTGGCTTTGAGCCTTGGTGGGGGGCTTCCTTGACTTGCGAAGCTTCCTCGTTAAAGTATGAAGCTTGTCAAAAACTGGCCCTAAATCTCTTGCTATATCAATAGTCTCAACTACGTGCTGCTCTTTCCGCCGCATCTGCTCCACTCGCCTTAAACCCCTAGCGTTCATCGCTTCCTCTTCCTCTTATTTGCTTGAATCGCCCGATGATGCCTCAAAGCAGCCGCCCTCGTCTTGTGACGCTTGATGACCTTGCCCTTTTTCTTACCATGACAATGAACTACGGTCTTGCCCCTTACCGTCATATTGCACACAATTCACGCTATTACCAGTTCCCATCCGGCGCCAAACATACCGTTTGGCCCTGTAGCCAAACCTCTAACCCCTTAAAAACACAATGCCAAGTATGTATCCACCAAACAGAGAGATCTACAGTATTATCGGCAAAAGAGCTACCCGATATGACAGGCTATCGGACTCTACCCTGTGCAACTCACCTCTGCACAGCCTACGAGATTCGACCCCGTAGGACTTGAAACTCCCACTATCAACTGAATTACCCTGCTCAGGAGTTGCCGTTTCACGCTGAGTGTCACTTGACTTGACTTCACGCCAGCCCGGGTATGTCAGGCCGCTGTAGTCCATGTTCGGTCTGATCAGCCCGGTACCGATAACGTCCGTACCGGGCTAGATTGGGTAAAATTTGCGTGACTGGATATATAACTACACGTATGGGACCCACAGGCCATGCCTGAGGGGTCCCCAGGCTTGTCTGGACCGGTACAGGGCCTACTAGCCTGGTATCCGGTCTGTGCTGATACTGTGTACATAAGCAGGGTACAGGATAACAGGCTTGGGAACCAGTCTGTCAAGGATAAAATTACTATTACGCTATCGTAATTCCAATTCCGTGTACTTCCGCTTACCATCCTGTCAGTCCAATTACCGTGTTGTAACTGGTAGTTACGGATCTTGACAGGTGAGACACGGAACATCTTGACTATGCTGATATTTTGTCCGAATTTGTCTCTGAGACAGTGGTATGACACACGATTTAGACAGATTTTGAGACAGATTGAGTGAGGAGGTACGGTTTTTGGTGGTCCTGATTTAGGCCTGAAAAAATATAACTGTGGAGTTACGAGGAGTTACGGAGTTGTGGGTTTATTTGGCACGGAGCTTGCTGTAAGGATAGGCAAACACAATGCCAAAGGGGGAGGGAAAATGAGAGACCTTATCTTGCTAGTGTTAGTAACAGCGGGGATGATAGGTAGCTGGATATTTATAGTCTGGCTACATTTTTGCATGTAATCAGTGACAGGGGCACCTTTAGCGTGTCCCTTTATCTTAGGCAAGACAGAAAGGTGGTGAAAAGACAATGATGAGGAAAGGCGAAATAGTTAACATTTACCTAGACCCGATAACCAAACAGGATTATGAGGGCAAAGCAAAGCTTGTTAAACGGCTACAAACAGACAACTTTCCGTATCGCGAACAGTGGCAAGTTCAATTCCCAGATGATGATGGTATGAAGGTTAACAGATGGCTCTGTGAAGATCCTGCAATAACATTTAAGGGATAACCCCCTGAGGTTGTATAATCCAAGACAAAGGAGGCAAACATGACAAGACAGGAGAAAATACTAGTCAATAGGTATCTGCGGACCCTATATCATGGTGTCCGCAACATCAGGCACGAGGTTGATGGTGCCGTAACGTGCACCGTCGACAGGATGCCTGGTACCCACCGGCAAGGGCGTATCTTTGCCGGCTGGGACAGAGACTTATTGCGGGAGGCATCAATTAACAAGCAATAACAAGGACTTGTAGGCAAACAGCACGCGAAAGGGGGTGAAACAGGATGGATACAATCATAAGAGCACCGCACGGCACACACAGACGCAGCGTACCAATCGACAAGATAACCGTGCCTGATCTTTGGCACATTGCTATGACCTTGCAAGATA